TATCTTTTGTTTTTATAGGTCTAATTATTATACCTACTCCGCCAACTATTCCGCCGCCCGTTCCAGGCTTTACTACTTGATCTTGATTTATAATAATGTCAAAAAGTCTTTTGTGCATTTTGCTGCGAGCACTACTAGATAGTTCATGGAACTGAGTTGCAAGTATTGCTTCTAAGTTCTCAGACGCTACAGATTTTAAATGTTCAAAATCTACGCCTTTATCAAGCGCCACAGATACGGCTGAAGCGCCACCGCCTAGCGTTCCTATTGCGGTACCTTCTGCTCCATGGTCAAACTGAACTCCATTTCCTCCAGGGCTTCCAGGCTTCTTTACATCATAATCAGTGCCGTTTAAAGATTTTGTATCTTTTATAAACTTTTTGTTATGCTTGTGGTATTTTGCTTTTATACCATCAAAATCAGTTCCTAAAAAGAATATATTCCTACCTAGCTCTAATTTATTTCGTCTTAAAATATCCAGAAAGTATTTACGTCCTGGTACGTTAGGGTAAGGCTTCGACATTCCTATAAAAAAAGTTTTTACAGAAGATCTGTATTTCTTTCTTTCGTATGAAGTTAGTTTTCTTCCTATACCTTCTTCCATGCCTAGAGTTAAAGCAGTAACTGCCCTACGATCAAGTACCAAACACTGGCTGGCAGATGTAGTAGATAAGGCTTTTCGTGAAGCCTTTCCAATAGTGTTTCGTGCTGCTCTGTCAACATCTTTTAATAATTTTTGTTTTATTAACTCATTGAGTTTTGAACTACTCATTAAAAGTTTTTATATAAGTCTAACACTCTCTTGATATGATCAGGAAATGCCACACTATCTCGTAAGCTAGTTGAGCCTGCATTTTGAATACTTGCCCCTGCTAAAGTTCTTCGTTCTTTGTGCTCATCTTTTAAGTAGTAAGTAATTAAATCAAATACTGCAAGTTTCAAGTCTGAAGGGCACGCAGAGTACCCTGCAGTATAAGTAACTTTAACTGCGCCGGCCCCTTTAGGCCAGTTCTTATAGGTAGATCCCGTTACATACAGTACACTATCCGTCGCGTTATCTAGATAATAGTCTGTTGTTGGCACGGTGCTGTAACTTTCTGAAACGGAATCTCTTTTCTGTACTGAAACAATACTATTAGCGGGACTCTCTGTTAGTTGTACTATATGAGTATCCCAGTCAATACTAAATGTTTCTACTTTATTTGAGGAGTAATAGTCAATAAGGCTATTACCACAATAAGTTTTTACTAATTGACTCACTGCAGGAACTATAGTTGCAAGACGAAGGTCTTCCTTAGGGCTTGCAATCCCCTCGGCTTCTTTGTATTCTGCAAGAGTTACTAAATCTGTCATAATAAGTCAATTAATAAAAACTTGGGGAGGAGAACCTCCCCAGTTTCTATAGCTTAGCTATTAGGCTACTGCGTTGAGTCGAACTACCGATACGTCAGTTGAAGTGTCAGCAACTAGCTGGTTAAAGCCAAGTGACTGAGTAGCAACGATAACGTTACGCTGGTTCATTACTTCGTAGTCTTGCTCTACATTCACACCGCGGAGGCGTGGAATAGCAAAGTTACGAATGTTGACTGCGAGGCCAACACAAGCATTATCAGCTTCTGCGCCAAAGTTGTCAGATACAATTACGGGAGTTCCGTAGATCGCACCAACTTGACCAGTGAGCTTAGTAGCAATATCAGAACCTACGTCTGTGATGTCAGCAAAAGCAGTGTCTGCGATTAGATCGTAGTAACGCTTCTGTGAAATAACATACACGAGCTCTTCAGGCATCATACCATACTTACCCATCATCTTACGAGCACCCAAGAAGTCGGCTGCATCTACTGAAGTACCTGAAAGGTTAGCAGCTGATACTGAAGTATCAAAGACGTTGGTTCCAGCAGTCTTAATCAAACCATTGAAGTCATCAGAACCTGATGAATCGTGGTTCAAGATAGCGTCATCAACGGCACGAGCGTGTGAACGTGCTACTGACTCAACCAACATAGGCATTAAGTTGATAAGAATCTCTTCGTCTACATGGTTATCCATGAGAGTAGTAGAGATCAAGCGGAACGCTTTCAAAGTTACCTGTGAAGGCTGTGGAGCAGCTCCACCGCGAGTTTGTAGGTTACCAGCTGCAGCAGCTCCAGTTTGGAACGTAGCCAAACCAGTGTCTTGCTGAATTGGCAATACTTGTGCTTGTGAATTAATCTGGATTTCACGGAAAGCACGTGCAAGTCGTAACTCACGCATGATTTCTTTTTCGATTTGACCAGATACTTCAGTAGCAATGTTAGGCTGTGCAGAAGCATAAGTTACACCAGCTTTCTCGATAATGTCACGACCATAGGAAGTGCCTTCGAGGCCCTTACCAGTCATTACACCAAGAAGGTGTGCATTCATAAACTCTTTGCCCCACTTAGAGACAGTGTTTACGTCGTTTGAACGATCAGAGAATACACGCTTAGACTCACGCATTTTAGTGATCTCATCGCTCTTCTCTTCCAAGTCCTTCTTATACTGAAGAATTACTTCATCCATCTTAGCATCTTTCTCAGCAAGTTTTGCTTCGACGTCTGCAAGAAGGCGCTCAGCACCTGTCTCAATGCCTGTCTTAATTACAGACTTTACAGTTTCAGCTTCGAGGGTTTTAGCAGCTTCAACTTCTTCTGCTTCTTTTTGTGCAGCTACAGCTGCGGCTTTTTCTTCGGCCTGTCGAATTGCAATCTTAGCAGCAGTCTCTTCCGCCACCTTCTTAGCAAAAGCGTCCAGGTCGATTTCGGGAGTTTTTACTTCCGACATGTTTATCTCCTTTTGAACTGACTTTTCAGTTCCATCCGGTGTATCACTAGCTTCAAATGAATCTTCATCTTTAGCCAGAGACTGACCGGCTAGATCTACACTATTAGTGAAAGTTTTTTTGAACTCATTGTATTCTTCAATAGAATCAAATGACTTCGCCAGAGAGAAAGTAGCTGCTTGGTTACAAGGTACCGATACTACCGATACTTCAAACAACTCAGCGTCCTTAATCTTTAATCCGTCGGTTTCCGATAGGTAATCAGCATCCTTGACTCGGAAACCAACAGAAAATGCTCCAAGAATGCCTTCTTTTACAAGCTGCGCGACATGATCGGGCGCAGACTTAGAAATTTTAGCCTTTAGTTCGAGACCGTTTTCAGTGACTTTAAGTCCTGTAGCGCGGCCGATAGGCTTGTCGTAGTTATGATTGAAAAGAATGATAGGATTCTTCTCGAAGTTACCAAGGCCACCCTTAGTCCATGCTTCTGCTGAGATTGTATCCCCAGCTCGGTCGAAGTCAGCAGTGCTAGCCATTCCACAAATGTGAACGCTACCATCGTCATCTTCATCAAAAGCTTTAAAGGTAGAAGTAAGGTTAAAAATCTTTTCCATTAGTCTTCACTCTTTTCTACTGTTTTAGCAGGCTTGCTCGGAGCAGGTTTTGGCTTCGGAGCAGGTTTTGGCTTAGGGGCTTCCATTAACTCTGGATGCTTTACTTTTAAGGCATGTAACAAATACTTCCATGCTTTAAAACTTCTTTTAACAGAGATTGCATGTAATGCATCAGCAGCCCCTACTTTATTCATATAAGTTTTATAGTCAATATCTAAAGGCAGCTTGTGCTCTTTAAAATGCCCGCAAGCAATATCTAAAACTTTTTGTTTTTGACGTACTGCCATTTATTCTTCTCCTTGGTCCTCGACGGGTCTACCACCCTCGTCTGGGTTTGCTGCGCTTCCTGCAATGTTTGCTGGAACTCGCAAATCGTCATATCCTTCTACTAAGTCAAATCCAAGAGCATCCCTAGCTTCGTTAGGTGAAATAATTCCTGTATTCACTAAAGCTGAATAGTACTGTGATTGATCTCGTAGCTCTGGTTGAAGAGCCGGAATATTTGTAATATCCTCTGATAATGCAAATCCGAAGTATCTTTCTAGTGCAAAATTCATTTTTCTAACAATAGGAAGAATTGTTTCAAGGTAATACATCCGCATATTTGGACGTAAATTTGCATTGTTGCCCGAGTCCAACATAATAGGAGGAACTCCGAGTGCTTTCAGTACAATTTTTTCATTTTCTGCAATTGCTGTCTGAAAGTCTAATTCTTTAAAGTTGATATTTGAAACTTTATCAATTTCAATACCGCCATCGAGTATAAGAGGTCGTCTACCACCAGCATCTGGCTTATATCTAGCAGACCAAGATTGAATCATTCTTTCTTTAATTTTTTCGGATAGTGTGTTCGGGGATTTTAGTACCAGCCCTGGAACAGCGCCGTTCTTAAAGAAGTTATCTTGAAAATCTCGCATACTTCGCATGAG